ATGACGTATATCAGTTATGTAAGTAAGAACCGTATTTGTGAGGGTGATTTTGGTATTGCGGAATATGCAAGTCCAGAACGCGCGAAAGAAGTGTTGAATGATATGTTTCAAAAGTATGCAGCAGGAGAAAAAGCGTATATCATGCCGGAGGAGTAATCATTGGATAATGAAAAGGAATTAAGACAGGTATATGACATATTAACTGCTGCCTGGCGAGCATACAGAGAACATTACCCGCCGGGGAATCCGCAGGATGATACATACTGGTCAAAGCTGGTAGATGATCTTCACGAAATAGAATCGCAATATAATTGCCAGTTGTGCCGGGATATCTTGTGCAATGTTGCGTCAGATCTGGAGCGCAAAGCAAAAGTCCTACATCAGTCAAAGTAACTGACGCAGGACCGTATAAAAGGGGTGAGTCTTTCTGTAAGCTATTATACCACAAACAGGACAGGAGGACTCTATACCAATGAGCATCAGAAAAATGAAATTGAAAGATTATGGGATTACGCCGGGACGGGCAGCAGAACTCAAAGAAATGGTAAAAGATAAACAGTATTATTCTTTAGTAATCGAAGCATGCAATAAGGCAAATGAATTTCTTGCCTCGCATCTGGTAAAGAGTTTTACAGAAAGCGTGGGATATCGCCAGATATTCAAAAACAGCAATTCATGTGAACTTCCATGCACTGAAAATGATTTTTATGGTTATAAGCGGAAAGCACTTCATGAATTCGATTTACTGGTGAAATCAGTAGATCTGTAGTGGACAATACTGGCAGAACCTGACAAAACCCCACATATCAGCTTATATGGGAAAAAAGCTTAACAAAACTTAACATTGTGCCTATATAACAATCATCAGTGGGATGCTGGTAAAGCTGAATCAGGTTGCTAAGAAATGATAAGGTTTTTGTATATATAGCTGGAAACCTTGGCAAATCTTGTTTTTCTTATGCAGAGAACATGATAAAATATGACATTTTTCTCATATAGCAGTATAGAATCTGTCAAATCCGTCTGTTTCTCTGTGTAAGGAATCCATCTTGGAAAAACGTGGAACTTGATTATATATAGCTGATGAATAGGGTGGAAAAAGGTGGAGCTTCAGAGTATATAGCTGATGAATAAGGTTGCAAATAGTGGCATTTCTGCATATATAATCAAAAGCTTTAGTATTATTTAGTGCTTTGATTGCCTAGTAAAACTTAGTATTTTGGCTCATATAGGCGGAGGCTTTCTATGAAAACTTCAGAAAACCTCATATATTTTTTTGTATGGATCATGGAACCTAACAAAAGCTAACATTTTTGTATGTATAGGTAAAACCTAAAAAATCTTATATTTTTCGGATATAGAGGTGCAGAACTTAAGAAAACTTAACATTTATCGGCATATAGATGAAAAAATGTAGGGAGTTTGTTGACACGATTACGCGCGGGTGACTATTCAGAGATTTCGGAGTCCCTAAAAGTCTGGCGCATGATTCCAAAATGAACTTCGAACGAACTTCGAGAAAATGCACTCAGATGTTATCGAACTCCGAGCGAACCCCGAGAAATGACCTTTTAATGAGTCAGTAAACAAAGAGCGAACAGAGAGAACATGAACAATACACGAACAAAACAAAAAGGAGATTTTTATGAATGGATGTAACGAAAATGCAATTGAATTTATGACTAATGGTACTAAAGCAACATTAACATTCTCTCAGGGCCGGTATAAGTCAGTAATCCGCAAGCTGGCAGAGAAACATCCTGATGATTGCCAGATCGTTGCTGATAACGAGGACGGAAGTATTTGTGCTCATGTTCCGGTAGCCTGGATACGGATTTCTCCTCCGAAACAGTATACAGAGGAACAGCGTCAGCAGATGGGAGAACGGATGAGACGTAATGTGTCTGAAAATAAAGGAGTACAGGAATAAAATAGAGTAAAAATCAATTGTAATGCAACTAAGGTAAAGTTGTAGGGGTAAGGGAATAAAAAGGCTAAATGAGCCGATAAAACAGAGAGAAGAGATAATGTCGGTATTGAATAAAATCCTGCTGCCGAACCTACGGTTCAATAAAAGACCTATTATGAGATACGGTCATGCGTTATTACTGATTTTTGGGTATTGGTCTGATTGAAGCAGTGAGAAAGCAGTGAAAAGTTATAAAAAGGGGTATCCACTATTTTGAGGAGCCTTGTTATTGATAATGAAGCCGCACAAAGCCGTGACGAACCCGTGAGAAATGGAATTAAAGCGGTGAGGAAGCGGTGAGAACTCGGAGTGTTCGAACAGGTGAGAATATCAGGTTAAATCGTGATTTTCACGAAACGCCAGTTGCTTTTGAACTGTCGATGAACAGTCGAAATAACAAAAACGCCCCAAAGTGGTAGAGAGCTATTCTCACAAAATGTGAGATAATATATGTATCACGATAGGACAGGAGATGATGTATGTGATTTTACTTAACATGTTGATGTTGATTGCAGTCATGGAATTAGCAGCTATTTATGATGCGGTAAGGGGGAAAGACAATGAGACGTATCAGAATGAAGAAAAGTAGAAAATATGAACAGGATAAGCTTCAGGCGGCAATAAATGCTTCTGCCAGACGGGCTCTTGATGATCTGGATAAATCATCCGGGATGTGGCCTACAATGATTGGAGTAATGGCAGAACAATGCAGAAAAATTGCACAGGATTACAAAGAACTTCGGAAACTTGAAAAAGAACTTCAAAAATATGAGGGAGAGGCGATAAGTAATGGCAGAGAAGATAACATTTAATACAGGTGCTAAGAACTATGAGATTGTAGATCAGGATGGGAATGAGCTGGGAGTATTCCGGTTTATTCCTACAGATGTTGGAATCTTAAACAGATATAAAGAGACAGCAGCGTTTTTCGCAAGTGTAGGTGACAAAATAAAAGGGGAGGATCTGGAAGAGATTCTTCCTGAGCTGGAGAAAGAAGCTGGGGAAAAGATAGATTTCCTGTTTGGTGCTCCTGTATCGGAGAACTTCTTTGAAATTACTCATCCGTTTACAATTCTGGAAGATGGACAGACATTTGCCGAACAGATTATCACTGTAATTGGCGGAATCATTGAAAAGGAATTAGCCGAAAGAGAAAAGAAGCAGCAGGAACGGATTGACAAATATACTGCTAAATACACGAAAAAAGACGAAGCAAAATAAGAAAATGCGGGCTGTTCTGGAAACAGGATAGCCCCAATTTATAACTCGGTACTGGTAATTTGAAACTGGTACCCTGACCTCAAATAGTCGGGAGGTAGATAATATGGCAGCTGATGGCTCAATCATCATTGATACCAGGATTCAGACAGAAGGTCTTTCCAAAGGATTAAATACGATCAAGGCAGGAATGATAAGAATTACTGCTCAGGTATCAAAAATGGGAGAAACAGCAAAAAATTCATTTCAAAGGCAGATTGCAACAGTTAACAGCCTTTATCAAAGCTATGAAAAGCAGGAAAGAAAAGTTGCTGAATTAAAATCTAAACTGGATGAGTTGGGTAAAAGCAAAATAGAAACAGAAGGATACAAGCTGATTTCGGATCAGATCAAGGCTCTTGAGACAGATTTTGAAAAAGTAGAATCTAAACAGCGCGAATGGATTGATATGGGATTTCCGATTGATTCTGGGCCTATTAAAGAACTGGATAAGCAGTTGGATGAAATATGGGCAGACATGGAGATGCTGCAGAACAAACAGAAGGGGATGCGGGTATCTGGCAGCGCGTACATAGATCCTAAATCGACAGATACCTATAAAAATACATTGCAGAAGTACGATGAGGAATCACAGAAGCTGGAACGTACAAACGGAAGGCTGTATTCTTCATACAATAATCTAAAGAAAAAAGTAGAGGAATATCAAAAAAAGAACAATAAGCTTGTTCTGGCAATGCAGAATCTGCAGAAAGCTGCTGCGCGTGTAGGTGCAGTCATGAAGAACATTGGCTCTGCTTTAAAGAGCGCAGGATCAGCCGTAAAAAGCATGGTCTCTGCTATGAAAAAAGCAGTGGAATCTATGCTTAATTTCGATAAGCAGACAAAACGCTCCAAGGCAGGTCTGGGCAAGATGCTGGGAATGTCACTATTGTTTTCGGGCATGTTCCGGGCTATAAATGCTGTTGGTGACGGGGTAAAGACGGGAATTCAGAATCTTGCTAAGTATTCTAATACTGCAAACACAGCAATGTCTTCATTGATGTCCAGTATGACAAGATTAAAGAATTCTTTTGCAACAGCATTCGCGCCAATATTGACAACAGTTGCACCGATTCTTGTTAAGTTTATTAACCTTATGTCAGATGCGGTTACTCGTGTAGGTATGCTGATTGCAGCATTAACTGGGCAAAAAACTTTTACAAAAGCAATAGGCGTTCAGGAAGATTATGCTGCCAGTTTGGATAAAACAGCGGATAACGCTAAGAAAGCCGCAAAGGAAGTAAAAGGATATCTTAGCCCGATTGATGAACTTAATAGATATGATGATGGCGTAAACAGTGCAGGGACAATCGGCGGGAACAAATATACTGGCCCATCTGCTGGTGATATGTTTGAAGAAGTTTCTATCACAAGTTCTATAAAGGGAATTGCTGATAAGATCCGAAAGCTCATCAAAAAAGAGGACTGGGAAGGACTGGGGGCTTATATTGCTAGTGGCATTAATAAAGGCCTGCAGAAAATTTATGATGTGATTAACTGGAACAATGTTGGACCCAAGATTACAAAATTCTGCGATGCTTTTACAAGAACATTTAATAGCCTGGTTGATCATATTGATTGGGATTTGTTAGGACGTACTGTAGGAGCTGGTATTAATACCCTTGTGAATACTATGAATCTTCTAATTACAGGAATAAATTGGAAGAATCTTGGAAAGAAATTTGCAGAAGGTATTACCGGTCTGGTTCATGAGGTAAACTGGAATAATCTTGGACAGCTGCTTGGCAACATGTTCATGATTTCCTGGAAGATATTCAGCGGATTTGTTCACAATCTTCCTTATGCTGATATTGGAAAGGCGGTTGCGGATGCACTGAACGGTGTTTTTTCGACTGTTTCATTTTCAGAGATAGGAGATGCACTTGCTACTGGACTTAACGGCGCGTTTACAACTCTTTACAATTTTGCTGTCAATTTCAACTGGAAACAGATGGTTGATAATATTGCGGGCGGAATCAATACTTTTGTATCAAAATTTGATTGGAAAGGCAATGGACAGAAGCTGGAAATATTCCTGAACAATTTATGTACTTCTTTGGTTGGACTGGCTCAAAAAACAAATTGGGAAGAAGTAGGGAAAGGAATAGGGACATTCTTAAGCCAGATCGATTGGAGCAAGCATCTGTGGCAGGTCATTGAAGCAATCAAAACAACGATTGGAGGTCTGTTTGATGGGTTGGAAGAGGGCGGTACAGCCGGTAAAATAGCGGCTTTTCTCGGAAAAGCATTTATTGCTGTAAAGATTGCGGATATAACAGGGATTGGCAGTCTGGTAAAGCTGCTGATTGGAGCAATAGGAAGGAAGATAATCGGATCTGAAGCAGTAGCGGCTCTTTCTGGAAGCCTGATATCTGTACTGGGAAAAGCCGCCAGTGCGGCAGCGGGCGGATTTACTTACCTTGCTTCGTCTCTTGCCCCATTGGTAGGAACGGCAGGATTGATCGCGGCGGTAGCTACGGCGGCAATTGTAGGAACAGAAAAGCTGGCAGGATTTATAGAAACCTTACAGGGTGGAAACGGTGTTCTGACACAGGCGGGTGGATATCTGCATGATTATGCTGGGGCAATGAGTTCCTCAAATGTAATAACCCAAAAGCAGGCAGAGGATCTCTGGAAGCTGATTGAAGCCGATGAAAGTGCGGGAAAATCCAATGCTGAAATGTATGATAGCTTTATTCATAAGTTGGCAGAATATGGCATATCTGCTGAGCAGGCGAAAGCAATACTTGAACAATATGGTGCTCAGGCAGGCGTAACAGGTACCTTCGTAGAAGATATGACCAATAAAGTGCTGGCATTGGGACAGGGGTTCTCTGAAAGTGCAGGACAGATTGACCTCTCTTCGCTGAGCGCGAAAGAAGCAATTAGTGTTTTATCGGACACTCTTTATACATTAAGTCTGAAAGGGAACGAATTTAGCGGAACCTATCAGGGAGTTAGAAGCCAGCTTCAGGACACTGGCGGAAGTGCCAAGAGCGCACAGGATGCCTTGAACATGGTTTACACTGCTTTGAAGAATGCAGGTGTACCACTGGATGATCTGAATGCAGCATTAGGGGCAGAGTTCCCGGCAGCAACTACAGCGGTTACCACAGCAGTAGATACCAATATTGTCGGAGCGCAGGAGAAGATTTCTTCATCAATAAAGACTGCTCAGACTGATGTGGAAGAGGCTACAGCCGGAATTAAGTCCAGTACAGAAGAAAATTTTGCAGGAGTAAATGATTCTACAGTGCTTAACTGGGGAAATTCTGCAAAAGAAGTGAAAACGAATGTACGAGCCATGAAGATACAGGCCAACTTAAGCCTTGGTGAGATGACCAAAGGTGTTAAGAGTCAGTTCCAGAGTCAGTATAACATCATGACAAGAAAATGGAAAAACGCCAGTGACGAAATCAATAGGACGGTTGGAGGTATGTCAGGCTCGATTGACAAAAGTCTTTTTTCCTTAGTTGGCAAAGTAGAAAGCTATGGATCCAGAATGGAAAGTGGTCTTTCCGGAGCAATATCCAGGGCGGCAGATAGAATCAGCACTACATTGAATAATATTATATCTAAAGTAAACGGTATGATTAATAACATAAACAGTGCAATCTCGGGAATTGAAAGAGGCTTTACGTTTTCATATAATGTACAGCTTCCTAATGGCGGACGCCGATGGGGAAATTATTCCATGAGCCTTCCAAGAGTAAACTCAGTTCCGTATTTGGCCAGTGGCGCAGTTATTCCGCCAAGGTCAGAATTCCTTGCGGTATTAGGTGACCAGAAAAAGGGCAATAACCTGGAAGCACCGGAAAGCCTGTTACGGCAGATTGTTCGAGAGGAGTCAGGAAAAGGGCAGAATGACGGAAATACCTATAATGTTACAGTTAATGCATCCGGCAGAAAATTGTTAGATATTATTATCAGTGAAGCTGAAATGAGAAGAAACCGGAACGGGAAGAACCCGTTTGAGTTAGTATAAAGAAAAATGGGACACAGGAACAACTTAAAGCGGAGCAAAGAAAGGAAGAAATTATGCGAACCAGAGAAGCAACTTATACAGATTATGGATTTAAAAAGGGAGAGGAAAAACAGCTGAAGCAGTATTGTTTGGATCTGGAACTGCCGGACAAGCTTCTGCTGTTACAATGTGCGCATGAATGCAATCCTATGGTTGAAGATGATCTCTTCTACAGTATATCCAAGGGCGTGGCATTTCAGGTCCTTGCCAGAAAAGGGATTGATCAGAATTACAAATGCCATGCAGATGTTTATGGATATAAACGAAAAACACTGGCATTATTCAGATCTGCACTACAGGCATGCGGAAGATATCCATTTTAGCAATAGAATGGAAAATTAGGTGAAAATATTACGGTACTGTAAGGATATGGGGCTATATATAAATACGCGCGAATGGATAACGAAGCATGAGGGAAGCGTGAGAAACAGCATTATGTTGGAAAAAGATTGCATTTCCGCATATATAGCCGAAAAGCAATAACATATTTACTCATGGTTATTGAGAAATGTTGAGATTTTTTATATGTAGCCCCATAACAGTACAGTTATTTCCGAAATAGAACTTGAAAAAACTTGAAGCATTGGCTTATATAGCTCGGAAAATAATTGCAGAGCGGAAAGGAGCGTTGTTATAGACGATTTAGTATATCTTAAAAATGAACAGGCAGTATGTGATAGTTTACAGGTAGCGGAGAAATTTGGAAAAAGGCATTCAGATGTCATTAGAGCAATAGAGAATTTATTAGCAAATGACTCAACGCAAAATTGCGTTCAGTGCATCAAGCCATCTAAGTATAAAGATGCTTCCGGAAAATATAATAAAAAGTATTTGTTGAATAAAGATGGCTTTGTGTTCCTGGCATTTGGTTTTACTGGAAAAGAAGCAGATGCCTGGAAATGGAAGTATATTGATGCGTTCAATCGGATGGAAAGACTTGTTTATGAAAAGAATACTGCTGCTTATCAGATAGCAGATCAGGAAGAGAGGATCACCAGAAGAGCAGAGACGGATGTTATCAAGGAATTTGTGGAATATGCCAGAGCGCAGGGAAGCACTCACGCAGATCGCTATTACAGCAATTATACCAGACTGGCATATAAGAGTGTAGGAATCACTGACAAGACAACTGCTGCCGGAAGTCAGTTAGATGACTTATCATTGATGGAACATCTGATAGCGTATACTTTAAGAGCTGGCATGGCAGCAGGACGTAATTACAAAGATATTTACCAGGACTGCAAGAATCGACT